TAAATGTGAACCGGGTCTTATTATAAAGCAAGCAGGTTCGACAAGTTCTGAAATCTCTTTTGAGGCTACTTACATTGTAACGGATGCTGCTAAAACATCTTTTGATGAGTTGCTAGCGTTTATTAATGTTGCTAGTGGAACTACTCAAGATTGGAAGATTACAAGCGCACAATCTTCTCCTGTAGCTTACTATGGTAGTGCGGTCTTATCTGATTTAGCGTTAACATCTGCAGCTGGTGATGAATTTGCTACTTTCTCTGGAAGTTTATCAAATAGCGGATTGATTGTAACTGTAGACCCTAACTAATAAATAATTATGAAAGATATAACAGCTTGGGGTATTGATGAATTAAGTAGTGAAGAATCTACAACTGGTTCTGCTGTAAGGGGATTTGATTGGTAAATTAATTTAAACAAAAACAAAATGAAACAACAAATAGAGATTAAGTTTGGAAATAGAAAGAGAAAATTTACTTTTGGAGTATTTTTAATAGGTGAATTATTAGAGCGTAAAGAGTTTGATGATTATGATGATTTACTTACGAAATCTGCTACAAATCCTTTTAAATACGCATCGGTGTTGATGTTTGAAAGTTTAAAAAACACTTATGATAAGTATAAAAAAGAGTTAGATTTTACGGAAGTAGATACGCAAAACTGGGTAGATAAAGACTACTTTGAAAATCAAGGTAATGGTTTTGTATTATTTGTGCAAACTTTTCTAGGTACAAACGAGAATAAAACACCGTCAGAAACCATTGAAGTAAATGTAAAAGATAGTGCTAAAAAAACTGTACCAAAAAAAAAATAGATTGGTATAAAGATGTTATATCTTTTTGCTTAGGTGAATTTGGCTTATCTTTTAATTATCTGTACACGATGACAATGGCGGAGTTTAACATCCGCTATTTTGCTTTAAATAGGATTGAGGAAAAGAAAGACCTTAGATGTAGAGAGATTGGTTACAGTAGTTTAGTGGGTAGTCATTTAGACCCTAAAAAATTACCTAAAAACAAAAAAGAATATTGGGTTATTGGAGCAGATAAACGCAACCACGAAGATAAAAAAGAAAAGATGAGAGAGCTTATTAGTAAAGCTCAAAAAGATTATAACACTAAAAAGTAATGGCTAGACTAGAAGTAGAGATTGGAGCGAATATTAAAGATTTTCAATCTAAATTATCGCAATCATTAAAGGGTTTTGACACATTAAAAAGAGAGCAAAAAGCCTTGTCTGCCGCGTTTAAAGATGGTACAATTACATCTAAGAGATATTACGACGCCCTTGCTAGAAACTCATCAAAATTAAAGAATACAAGTGCAAACATAACTAAGTATAGGTCTGAAATAACTGGACTAGGTAAAGGGATGGGAAAACTTGGAAAAGGAACTGCTAATGCAGTTCCAGCAATGACATCATTTTCCCAAGTAATACAAGATTCTCCTTACGGTATACAAGGTGTAGCAAATAACATTCAACAATTAACAATGCAGTTTGGCTATCTTAGTGCTAAATCTGGTGGCGCAACAGGAGCACTTAAAGGAATGTTTAAATCATTAGCAGGACCTGCTGGTATATTATTAGCGGTTTCACTTGTAACATCTTTATTAGTTAGTTATGGTGATGAATTGTTTAGCTCTTCAAACAAAGTTAAAAACTTAAAAAAAGAACAAGAAGAGTTAACTGAAAGTTTAGAAAATTACGAACTTGGACTTGAAGCTGTCGCACAAGCAAATTTAAAAGGACGAAAAGATGCAGCTAAAGAACTTATAAACCTTTCATTATTAAGTAAGCAATTAAATGACACAACGTTATCTTTAGATGACAGAAAGGATGCTGTAGAGGAATTACGTAAAAAGTATCCTGAGTATTTAAAAAATATGTCAGATGAAAAGTTATTAAATGGTGGTTTAGCTACTGTTTATGATACTTTAACTATATCTATAACTAAAAGAGCAAAGGCTACAGCGTCAATGAACGCTATTATTAAAAACAGTGAGCAACTTTTAACACTGAACAGTCAAAAGGAAGCAAAACAATTAGATTTAGATAATAAAAAACTAGAGTTTTTAAAGAAGTACGGTAAAACTTACGGCGATGTAATGAGTCATGTAGGTGGAGAAATAAGTGGTATTAACGCCCTTACATCACCACTATTTGTTAGTATAAATTCAATAACTAAGGAGTTATCATCTATGGATGGGGCGATACAAAACTTAGAGCTATCTAACATAGACCTAGAAGGTAATATAGATACAATTACCGCACCTGTTAAAATAACTCCAGACAAAGAGTCTAAAGATAAGTTTGTTAAAGAGGTTGTAAAAGGGTATAAAAAAGGTAAAGAAGAAATACAGGAATTAGTTGAAACAGACCCTTTGATTATTGAATCTAATAACGAATGGGCGAATATAGATTGGACTGCTTATTATAATCTTAAGCAATTCGATGAAAAACGAAATGAAACTTTAAATAGATTAAAAGAGTTTAACGAATCTGCAAATAATATAATACAAAATTCTTTAACTGAAACTTTTGCTGGAATAGGTAATGCAATAGGTAATGCAATGGTAAACGGTGGTAATTTAGCAGAAGGACTTGGAAAGGCTTTACTTGGTGGTATTGGCGGTATGTTGACGCAGTTAGGTACAATGGCAATAGGTGTCGGTGTAGGTATAAAAGCAATAAAAAAAGCCCTTCTAACGCTTAACCCTTTAGTTGCAATTGGTGCAGGTGTTGCTTTAGTTGCTTTAGGTTCTGCATTTAGTGCAGGAGCTTCTAAATTAGGTAGTTCTGGAGGTTCAAGTGGAGGTTCTAATGCAAGTGGTGGTTCTGGTTCAAATAACGGAAGTTTTAGCGGTTCAAGCGGAGGTAGTAACTTTGGAGCATCTAGTGGAGGTAGCGGTGGTACAGTAGTATTTGAAATTGCAGGTACAAAATTAGTCGGTGTATTATCAAACACATTAAGAAGAAATAGAAATTTAGGAGGTTCATTAACAATTCCATAGACTATGAGTAAAACAATATTTTTAACTTTTAATGCGTCTCCAGTAGTAGCAGTAGGAGATAATATTACTGTAAAAATTAATACTACAACTTCTATATTAAATCTTGTAGAGGATTTTAAATCTTCGAGAAGTGGACTATATGAAACGGAAGTACCGTCAAGCTATACGTCTAATCAAATGGCTCTTAATTTTGCTTTTGCTTGGAATTTAGATTATAAAATACAGCCTATAGACCCTAATAATAGAGGTAATATTAACGCAAATGCTACGGGGAATGTAGTTAGTATAACGGTAGATGATGATGCTTGGACTTTTCCAGACCCAACAGGAACGGCAATAGATAGCGGTGCAATTAGTTTTTATGTACCCGTAGTTAATGAAGTTTTAATACAAGATTATACAGAAAGCAGTACAAACCCTTGTTTTTTTGTAGATATTGATTTTTTAATTAATGGTGGTGTTTCGCCTTATAGTTTTTATGTAGATAGGGTGTTAACTCTAGAAAATCAAAATTCAACATTTACATACAACGCACCTCGTGGTATAAGTAAGGTTATAAGTGTTCTTGATGCTAACGATGATGTTGTAGGAATAACAGTAACCGAGAATACAAGCCAAACAAGTAATATAGAAATAGCATTAGTACCTAACGGTAGTAACGCTGATATTACCATTACAAATGACGTTGTTTCAGATGTAGTATCTCCTTTTACATACTCATTAGATGGTGTAACTTATCAAAGTTCAAACGAGTTTTTAAATGAGGTTTCTGGAACTAAAATAGCTTATGTTAAAGATGCTTTAGGATGCGTTCAAACTAAAGATTTTGAGGTTGGTAGTAATCTTTTATATTTCTTTGAATTTACAGACACAAAAGCAATTAAACATAGATGCGAAATATACAGTAGTACTTTTTTTGGAAGTGAAACAGAGATACAGGGTAGTTTATCATTAAATAAAGCTAATACTGAGGATACTTTAGAGTGTATTCGTGGAGGTGGTTTAAAAATAGACTTAGAGGCTAATGTAAATTTAACTTTTAGTGATTTTTACAGCGAAAACGAACGTAATTTTTCAGTTAAATATATTAGGGATAGTGTAGAGTTATTTTATGGGTGGTTATCTCCAGAGGGTCTGTATGAGAGTTTCGTGGAGGATAAGTGGGTTATATCTTTGGACTGTACAGACGGATTAGGATTCTTAAAAAACCTTTCTTATGTAGAAAACGCTACAGGTTTGCCTTTTAGTGGTAAGCAATCTGGCTTGGATATAGTTGTAAACTGTTTAAAAAGAACAAATTTAGCTCAAAACATTTATTCTAGGATAAACATATTTCACGAAAACATGACAATAACAAGCAATGTTTTAACGGAAACTTATTTTAATTCAAATAGATTTGTTAAGGAAGATAAAGGTGATACTTATATGAACTGCGACGAGGTTTTACGTTCTGTTTTAGAGCCTTTTGGTGCTTGTTTAACGCAACGTAACGGTGCTTGGTATATTTATAAACCTAACGAACTTTATGTAGATGCTATTTTAAATATGTTTGCTTATGATTATAATGGTTCGGCTTTATCACCGACTAAAGTGGATGTTGATTTTTCGCAATCATTAGGTAGTCAAATAAATAATTTTTATCCTCATCATGTAAATGAAAATCAACAATTAACTGTAGATAGTGCAATTGGTGCTTATCGAATAAATTATAAGTATGGGTTTGTTAAAGATTTTATTAGTAATACAAGCCTTCAAAGTACAAATGACACAACTATTGAAGATTATACTATAGATGATGGGTCTTTATTATCTTTTCCTGCGGATAGAGTAGGTGTTATTGTTGACTCAGTATCTACATCAACAGATGTTTTAAGTTTAACTAATTCAATTTCATTTAGCGAAGGAGATTCTTTTATTTATAATTCTAGAGTTTCAACTACTACTTTGAATAATTCGAGTCAAGTATTAATTAGATTTGTAGGTGTAACTACTACATACTACCTAACTATAGATGCTTTAATAGGTGGGGTTGGTAGGACTATAAAAGAGTATAGCTCTACATGGGAAACATCTTTTTACACACTTAAACAACTATCCTACGCAAGCGGAAACAGTGCTATTAGTGAAACTACATGGATAGTAAATTCTTTAGAGCTTCCAGAGGATGGGGTTTTAGAATTAGTAGTAATGAACTCTATAAATAGTACTTTTCCTAATTTTGGAAATGTAGAAATAAGAGAGTTAAGTTTAACGCCATTAGCGACAGAAGATAATATTGACGGTGAAAACCATACCTTTCAAATAATAGACAAACCATCAACTAAAATTGAGAAAACAAAAGAGATTTTTAACGGTGATAATCCGTCGGATGTATACGTTGGAACTATTTACGAAGAGGACGAGGTTACACCAACTAATTTATGGTATAGAAACGAATTATTTGTTAGACTAATTCCATTACTTAGAATAATGGGTGAAGAAAGAATGACTATGTACGCTAAGCCTTTAAGGGTATTTAGTGGTGATATTTTCGGTTATGTTGACTATTTAAGTGTAATATCTATAGATAGTATAGATAACGTCTTATTCATGCCTATAGATTACGATTATGATGCGTTAACAAATGTTACAAGTGTTAAGTTAAAACAAATACTAAACGAACCATTAATAACAAGTATTTTTGATAAGATAGATTATTCACTAACTTTAGATTATGGAAACGTTGTAGAACCAACAATTAAGGGTTAATAGATAAAATCTATAGCTTTTTAAAAAACAATAAAAAAAGATTATATTTGTATTATGGTTAATGGACTTTATAGTATTTTTTACATAGATATAGGCGAGGGTTTTAAACCTGTTGCTTGTCTAACTTCTAGTGATTTTGAGGAAAGTGTAGAAACTTTAAACAGTACCACGAGAGACAATCAAGGTTGGAATACACAGGTTTTAACAAATCAAAGTTATTCAGTTAATTTAAGTGGAATTGCAAAGAATACAATTTTTGGAGGTGATGACACTAAATACTCTTATGATATTTTAAAGTTAATTAAAAGAAATAGAAGTTTATTTGATTGGAAGTTAACGAACCTAATTAACGGTGATATTGATGCAGGTAAAGGACAAATAATAAATTTAAATAGTTCTTATCAAATAGACGAATTTATATCATTTGATTTAACTATGCAAGGGTACGGAATTACAACCAGTACAAATGAAACTCCTTTAGATGGAGGATTAGATAATATTTTACAAGCACTAATATAATGGCAAAGATAACCTATACAGATAAAGTTAATTTAGTTTCACAACCAGTACCTAACGAAAATAAGGTAACTGCGGAGAATTTAAACGAGATAAAAGTAAGTGTTAATCAAAATGTTGATGATATCGCTTTAAAAGCAGCTATTAATGGTAGTGAATTAAATACCTTTAAAGTAGCTGATGCAACATTAACAACGCAGGCAATAAATAAGGGTCAATTTGATACCTCTTTTTTAAAAGTAGGTGGTACAGGTGTTACAAGTTCATATGTATCTACAGTATCGGTAGGAGGTACTACTTTTGCACAACCAGCAGTAATTGGTGAGATTCATAGTGACCAAGGTGAGTTTG